GCCTAAACGCGGCAACAATCAATTTGGTAATCGACGTGCTTCTTGTAATTTAATTACAAGCACAAACGTTACAGATTTAGAAGGCCATTCGGTTAAGCGCAATCGTAAATTCTGCATTGAAACCAGTATTCCAGTTGGAACTACTGAAGCAGAACTATTGAATGACGCTGAACGTATTGCCAAGTTATTGTCAAATCCGCAGTTTGTGCGCGATTTGATGTTGCATGGCAAAGTTCAACACTAATATTTAGTGTTATGTGAATAAGGAAGATACATGAAACAGCAACCGCTATCTCATGCTACGCTCGTGTCGGCCAAACAGGCCTACACCAAGAAGTTGTCGGCCACAAAAGCCGACCCTTTTGCAATACTCAGTGCCTTTGTTACGGGCACGGATGACCTTTTTGACATTAACTTGCTCGGACGTTTACACGATATTTGTGAAAAACGTGATGTAGCCGGTTACTTGTCGCTCAGTACAGATATCGACAGTCTCTCAAAGAGTTATGAGACTGAAAATCCTGAACTAGTCAAAGGTCATAGAGTACTATGTTCGCTTCTAAAGAAATATCCCTTTTCGAAGACTGAAAGTCCCTACGATCCTAAAGCTGCTGCCATTGAAAAATGGTATGCCGCAGAAAGACAATGTGGGCTTACGAATCTTCGTTTACGCCAGGTCATGGCGGACGGTGATATTCCTCGGTGGGTCCATTTCGCTCGTGCTTTTATTTTGCACGCGATTAAAGACCTAGAACCAGCCGATATAATGAAAATTTTACAGCTGGGTGAACATGGTAAAGGAACTTCTACTGAAACCCCTTTTGTCGCTAGTACTGTTTATCATAAGTACCAGTCGAAAGAGTTATTTAGTACGAAGAACTCACGTAACTACGCTAAGGCTGCTATCTCTTTAAATCCGAGATGGTCTAATTCGCTCAAGAGTGTTGTTTTTCAAAAACACTCTAGCTCAGCATACGTCGAATCGACGCAGCTGGATCGAGTAATTAAACTTAGCGAATCCGAACGTGTTAGTTTTGTCGAGAAAGACGCAAAAACAATGCGTCCTATCGGGATAGGAAACACTCTTAATATGTATATGCAGTTAGGTGTCAAACGTTTTATGACACCGCTGCTACACAGAGTGGGAATTGAGTTAGACAATCAACAGAAGAACCGTGACATGGCTAAAAACGCCAGCATCATTGGAACTCTTGGAGATTGCGCACTCAGTCGAGAGGAAAGTTCTACGATAGATCTCAGTTCTGCTTCAGATACTGTTTCACTATCGATTTGTGAACTACTACTCCCGCCGAATTGGTACGCCCTCCTATGCGACTTACGTCACGAAAGTGGTGTGGTTGACGGAAAAACCGTAGCTTACGAAAAAATGTCAGCTATGGGTAACGGGTTTACTTTTCCCTTGGAGTCTTTAATCTTTTGGGCTATTGCGAAAGCAACGTCCAAAGATTATGGTCGCGAAGTGACAAAGGAAGAACTCGCCGTTTACGGCGACGACATCATTTGTCCCAAGTGGCTAACTACAGATCTCGTAAAGAATCTTGAGTGGAGCGGATTTTCGGTTAACACCGAGAAAAGTTTCTTCTCAGGGCCTTTCAAAGAGTCATGTGGTGCCGACTATTACCAAGGCATTAACGTACGTCCATTTTACCTTAAACGCCGACTTAAGACGGCGAAGGATTGTTACTTTGTT